ACATTGAAAAGTTGGTGCAGTGGGCGATGCGTGAGGAATTGCCGAAAGGTCAAAGCGTGTCGGCGTCGCCGTGGCAGATCGTGACGCAGTATTGCGCGCTCGGCGTGCGCGTCGATGTGTCGGGCTATGGTGACGGCCTCGGCTTCCTTGTCGGCGATCCGCACCCCGACGCGTTGATCGTCGCCGATGCGATCCGCGCGCTCGACACACGTGCGCGCTTTGCTGATCGCGTCGAAGTGTTGCCGCTGTTCGGCGACTTCGCCGGCATCGCCGGCGATGCGGTTGGTGCTATCCTCGCTGCATCGTTCGATCAGCGCGGCATTGTTCTCAGTCACGCGACGATGGGCACGCGCCCGGCCTGGGCGTTTGAGTTGCCGACGCCGCAGCAACGTTTCTATGAAGCCGTCAATAAAACCGGATCGGTGCGGCGATATCCCGTCGTGCTCGGCACGGATGCCGACGGCGATCTCGTGATGATGCAGAAGAATGAGGGCCGCGCACGCAAGCGTGATGGCGAATACACGTGGTCGATGTCGCCGCGCTCGCCGCTTGAGTGGTGCGATCCGGCGCCGCTCAGTGTCGCGCACTCGCGCGCGCAATTCGTGGCGTGGCACATGGCGTTGTCGCATCTCGCCGCCGTGCTCGACGGCGCGCTCGAAAGCTACGCGCCGGCGCCGCTCGCGTTGCCGGTGATGCCGTGGCTTTCGCCATCGCTCGCAACGCGCGTCATTTTCCGCGATGCGTTCGCCCGGTTCGATGCCGTCGGCTTGCCCTTGCAGCCAAAGCGCGCCGCCGGCGGGGCGCCGATCGAATCGCCGATCGAGGCGGAAACGCGGGCGAGCTATAACCGGGCGAGCCGGGAAAAAATGCGCCGATCCGCTGCAATCTAAGGGGTTTGGCGCAATTCAGTGTCGGGGGTGTTTGACGCGGAAGGGCTCGCTTGACATAACCCCGGACGTTCCAAAAGGTGAAAAACAAAAGCCCTCGCCCAACGGCGGGGGTTTTGCAATTCTGCACCATCGGAGATCGAGCCAATGCGAAAGCTGTAACGCTCTCGATTGTTTCGTCTGTGACGCCGTTTGATCCGGGTTAGTTGATCCCGGCGGCGCTTGTGACTGACTACGGCGCTTAGCGCCGACGCCATAGCAACCCTAGCCCGAGGGCCTGTTGCATCCTACGCTGACGCAACGCACGGATTCGCAAAGTAGTCTCGATTAGCAAGATGCCGGCAACGACCGGATGAGCGTCGAGGGAACGCGACGACTGCAAACTGAATGGCTGACGCCCGAGCAATCGCACGCTCGTTAAACACGGCGAGCAACTGCCACTTAGGCGGCGCATGGTACGGGCGTTACCCGGCCTAGCACGCCCCGAGGCGAATCTCGGGGCACCAATTCGAATTCATCACGCGCATGCGTCCGGCTTCCAAGTCAGAAACGCCTAGCGCATCTCGCCGCGTCGCTCGCGTGATGATCTAACTTTGAGGTGTGTCATGGGTTGCCGCTGCAATGAACGCAAACAAGCGATCGTGCGCGGCGTTTCCGCCGCCGTGCGCGGCGACATGAAAGGCGCTGCACAGTCGGCCGCCTTCGTGTCGCGCACATTGGTGCAAGATGCGCGTTCGGGCGCTCTCCGCACGGCGGCGGCTTCAAAACTCGCGAGCATGCGCCCGATCAAGAGGTGACGCGATGGCGTTCTCAACTCTTGAGATCGACGTGCGCGAGGTCGATCATCTCGCCGCGCTGTTCAAGCTCGCCGAGGAAAGGGCGCCGGCCGCGATTAGTCGCGCCGTGCGCCGAACCGGCGACATGACTAAGACGCGCATGATCCGGTCGCTGACAAAGCAAACCGGGTTGAGGCGCGAGGTGATCGTGCGTGCCATCAAGGCCTTTCCGGCCGGCATGACCTATTCGATGAAGTCGCGCGGCGGCGACGTGCACTTGAAATACTTCAAGGCGCGCGAAACCCGCAAGGGCGCATCGGCCGCGCCCTGGAATAAGCGCCGCGTCTATGCGGGTGCGTTCATCAGGGGCGGGCGCTTCCCGCATCGCGTGGGGCTATCGCTTGGCGGGCAAGTCTATCGGCGCACTGGCAAGAGCCGCACGCCGATCGTGTCGCTGCGCTCTGGCTTGTACATCCCGAAAGAGATGATCGGCGGCGCTACGGGGGCTGAGTTCCTAAGCGCGGTCAGGTCGATCTTGCCTCAACGTTTGGCGCACGAAATCGCCGCCATCCTGGGCGGGCATGCTTGAGGGTATCGACATGAGCAAGGGCAAGCGTCTCGTGGACAGGGCGATCCGCTTCGTGATCCTGTCGGGTGTCATGCTCGGCGCCGACGTGCTCGCGCTCGTGATGGCGCTATGCGGCGCCGGCGTCGGCCCGATCATGGGGGCGATGGGGGCTTGCGGCGTGGTCGGGCTGTTGCTCGCGCACCGCACCACCACCCCCCTCGCGGGTCCCTCCCCGCCCCCCGGCACCCTACGGCCCAAGCGCGCCCCGAAATATCGCCAGCCGCAAACTTGAAAAGTTGGGTTGACATGGTTGACAGGTTGACACGATGACCGACGACGCATCGCTCGATCTCGTCGAGGCCGGGCTTTGGCTGTCGATCTCCGACATCGCGCGCGAGCGCGGCAAGTCGCGGCAAGCGATTGCGAAGCGCGTCGACTCGCTCGTCGAGGCCGGCAAGATCGAGACGCGGCCAGGGCCGAACGGCACCAAGCTCGTGAACCTCGCGCAATTCGATCGCGCCGTCGGCGAGACAGGCGACGCCTTCAAAGAGGCCGCCGCCGAGACGCGCGCCGAGATCGAGGCCGACACGTCGCCGGCGTCGCCGGCGTTGCGCGATCACCAGTCGCGCGCCGCTCAATACACCGCCGACCTTAAGTTCCTCGATCTTGAGGAACGGCTCGGCCGGCTCGTGTCGATCGACGAGGCTAAAGAGGGCGGCGTCAAGATCGGCGAGGCCGTGGTTCGGATCATCGGCCGCTTGCCGACATATGCCGAGGCGATGACCGCAGTCGCGGTCAAGGATGGGGTGATGGGCGTGCGCGGCCTGTTCAAGGATATCGAGCGCGAGTTGCGCACCGCGATCGCCGAAAGCATCGGCGAGATCGTCGGCGCGGCCGTGCCGTCAACGATTGAGCCGGGCGAAGGCGACGCGCCGGCATAAAGGCCGGCCATGCTTCAATTCAAACACTCGGCCGTCGCCGCCATGGGCGCCGAGGCGATGGCATTGATCACGCCGCCGCGCAAGGTGCTGCCGGCGGGATGGGCCGCCGAAAACTTGATCGTGCCCGACGGGCCGCGCGCTAATGAAAAATGGTCGCCGTCGCTCACGCCTTACGTTGTCGAGCCGCTGAATAACTCAGGGCCTGACTCGGCCATCAACAAAGAGGCGATCCGCAAGAGCGCTCAAACCGGCTTCACGGTGATGGCGATCGCGATCGTCGGCTCGTCGATCGACACCGACCCGTCGGGCGGCATCTTGCTCGTGCAGCCAACCGACGGCGCGCTCGCCGACTTCATCGCGGACAAGCTCAACCCGGCGATCGAGCAATCGATCGCCCTGAAAGCCAAGGTCAAGCCGCAAGTCTCGCGCTCTGGCGAGGGATCGACGACGTATCTCAAGCGCTATCCAGGCGGATCGATGGCGCTTGCGATCGCCAACTCGACGGCTGATCTGCGCTCGAAAACGAAACGCAAGATCATCAAGGATGAGGCGAGCGAATATCCCGACGATCTCGACGGGCAGGGCTCGCCGCACGCTATGATCGAGGCGCGCTATGAGTCGTTCCTCGCCACCGGCGATTGGAAAGAGATCAACATCTCGACGCCGACGGTCAAAGGCGCGTGCTACATCGACAAGCAATTCGAGGCCGGCGATCAGCGCTTTTGGAACGTCGATTGCCCCGGTTGCGGATCGCCGTTTTCGTTTCGATTTGGTCCGAATTTCAAGTTTAACGATGCTTTTCCGTTCCAAGCGCACTACGTCGCGCCTTGCTGCGGAACGGTGATCGAGGGACACGAAAAAAACGCGCTTGTGCGCGGTGGCAGCAAGCACGCGCCGCGATGCGACTTTCTCGAGTCGCTCGGCATGCGCAACGGCTGGATTGCGACGGCGCCAGCGCCGGGCAAATTCCCGAGCTACCACATCGACGCCATGTCGTCGCCGTTCGTGCCCTGGGACAAGATCGCCGAGCGCTGGATTGCAGCGCAGGGAGATCCATCGAAGCTGAAAGCGTTCTATAACCTCACGCTCGGCGAGGCCTTTGAGATCAAGGGCGATGCGCCGGATCACGTGCGGTTGATGGAGCGGCGCGAGGATTACCCGAAAGGGCGCATCCCGCCGCGCGGCCTGATGTTGACGGCCGGCGCCGACGTGCAGATGAATTGCATCTATGTCGAAATTGTCGCCTGGGCACCGAACCGCGAG